ATCCTTGGTAACAGCGACGGTGCACCTCCGGTGGCTGAGAAGACCATCACCTGTGATGACCTTCTGATCAGCTCTGCTTTCGTGTATGAGCTTGATGAAGTTCTTGCTCACTACGATCTGCGTTCTGAGATCTCCCGTAAGATCGGCTATGCTCTCGCTGAGAAGTATGACCGTCTGATCTTCCGTGCTGTCGCTCGTGGCGCACGTTCTGCATCTCCTGTGTCTGCCACTTCCTTCGTGGAGCCTGGTGGTACTCAGATCCGCGTTGGCTCTTCTGCTAACGAGTCTGATGCTTTTGATTCGTCTGCTCTGGTTGCTGCCTTCTATGATGCAGCTGCTGCTCTGGATGAGAAGGGTGTGTCCCAGGATGGCCGTGTTGCCGTGCTGAACCCCCGTCAGTACTATGAACTGATCCAAGCTGTGAGCACCAATGCTCTGATCAACCGTGACGTGCAGGGTACCGCTCTGCAAACCGGCAAAGGCATCATGAGCATTGCTGGTATCGAAATCTTCAAGTCCATGAACATTCCGTTCCTGGGCAAGTATGGTACCAAGTACGGCGGTACTACCGGCGTGACTTCCCCCACCAATGTGGGTAGCTTCGTTGGTCCTGCTCTGGAAGATGCTGATGCTGCTGCTACCGGTATCAACAACGATTACGGTACTGCTGCTGAGTTCGGTTCTACCTCCTGCGGTCTGATCTTCCAACGTGAAGCTGCTGGTTGTGTGGAAGCTATCGGTCCCCAGGTCCAAGTGACCAGCGGCGATGCCTCGATCATCTACCAGGGTGATATCATCGTGGGTCGTCTGGCCATGGGTGCTGATTACCTAAACCCCGCTGCTGCTGTTGAGCTGTATGTGGGCGCTTCTGCACCTTCTGTCTTCTGATCTTTTTTCGATCAATACTGGGGATCCTTCGGGGTCCCCTTTTTTTATCTTGTGATAGGTAACTATGCCCTTTCCTACATATGCTGTGTCCACCGAACTGGATGCTGTAAATCAAATACTTAGCTCAGTGGGACAGGCTCCTGTCACCACACTAGATCTTCAGAACCCTGAAGTATCTATTGTACTCAATACTCTCCGGGAAGTTAACAAGCAAGTTCAAGCTGAAGGTTGGACCTTTAACACTGAACGTAATTACAAACTAACCCCTGACAGTTCTACTAATCAAATCCTTTATCCTTATAACATGCTTCAGATTGACACCAATCGAAAGCAGCATAGGGATGATTATGATGTTGTACGTCGTAATGGGAAACTGTATGATCGGCTAAACCATACTTACACATTTACTCAGGACATCTACGCTGATGTTGTCTGGTACTTTGACTTTACTGATGTACCCCCTGCTATCCAAGCTTATATCACTGCACGAGCTGCTAAGATGGCAGCTACTAAAATGGTAGGTGATCGAGAACTTTATCAGCTTCTTGGTGAGCAGGAATTGCAAACCAGAGCTGCTGCTATTGAATACGATTGCAACCAAGGTGATTATTCAATGCATGGGTTCCAGGATGGTGCAAATTATTACAACAGCTATCAACCATTCCAAGCACTGATGCGATGAGTACTATTACCCAAAGGATTCCTAATTTCCTTCTTGGCATTTCACAGCAACCTGATAACCGTAAGTTCCCTGGACAACTGCGGGATTGTGTTAATGCATTTCCTGACTATGCCCTAGGTCTTCTGAAGCGTCCTGGTGGACAATTTGTATCTAATCTTGAAGGTGCTACTCCTGAAGGTAAATGGTTTTCAATCCTTAGGGATCCTCAGGAAAAGTACGTTGCACAATATGATGATAATAAATTTCGTGTTTGGAGTCTTTTTGATGGTAGCCCACGGGCTGTTGACATGGGAACCAATACTGGTGTCCCCGGTACATGTAACCTAGTTAATTTAAAAGCTGATCTTACTGCATATAACAATGCTGTAGCAGATACAGCTACAAAGCTAGATCTTTTGAATGATGCTCAAGCCACTTACAAGGAAGTGCTTGATGGCCAATCATCTACAGAAACTGATCTTTTTGCTGTTAACTACAACTACCCTGTTAGCTCTATTGAACAGTATCTGGTTTCAGGTATTCTCAAAAAAGCTAATGGTGTGTATGTCGTTAAGAACAACAATACTCTTGTTCAAGCTACTACCACGTTACCGGCAAACTATGCGCTAGGTAATGAGGTAACTGATGAACATCCCCTACTTGCTGCTGAAGGTAACCGTGTCTACCAAGCTATTCTGACTGTTGCTGCTGAGTTCACTTCTGGTGATCTGAGCACGGCTTTAGCGGCTATGAACGCAGCGCAAACTAATTACGATAATGCGGTAACTGCTGAAGGCACTGCTTTGTCTAATTACAACGCTGAAGTAGCTAACTGTGCAATCACTACAATTCCAGCAAACGGCTATCTTAAAAATGCTACTGCTGATGACATTGAAGTATTGACACTTAATGACTACACCTTTGTTCTTAATAAGGCAAAGACTGTAGCAATGACAGCTAACACTACTGCTGCTAAACCAAACGAAGCTTTTGTGCTTTTGCAAGTTGTTGGTAGTGGTCACTATAAGATCTACCTTGATGGAACCGAACGTGCTACTCACAATGCTGGTTCAGGTGGTGATGTAGATGGTATTCTTAATGACCTTGTTGGTGATATTGATGGTAATACTTTTGGTGGTAAAACCTATACTGCCGTAAGAGTTGGCCCTGGTATTTACATTAGTGCTACTGCTGCCTTTACAATTTCTGTTGTTGGTGGTCCTAGTGATACCGCTTTGACTGTGTTTCAAGATACAGTGCCAAACGTTACTGACCTTCCTCTTCAATGCCATGACGGCTATAAAGTCCGTGTTGTCAACTCTCTTGACATTGATGTTGATGACATGTACGTGGAATTTACCACTGACAATGGAGCCGCAAATGGTACCGGTACTTGGTCAGAGTCTAACGGTTGGGGTATTACTTATGAATTAGACCCTTTAACCCTGCCACATCAACTGGTACGTGAAGCAGATGGGTCGTTTAGTTTTTCCCCTATCACTTGGGAGGATCGTCTTATTGGTGATCTTGAAACTAATCCTGATCCGAGCTTTGTTGGGACTACAATCAATAACATTTTCTTCTATCGTAATAGGCTTGGATTCCTTTCCAATGAAGCAGTAATCCTCAGTAGAGCTGGTGATTACTTTAACTTCTTTGGTACTACTGCTTTGACAGTAACTGATGATGACCCGATTGATGTGACGGCTTCATCGGTTAAACCAGTTAACCTTCGGTATGTCAAACCTAGTAGTGTTGGCCTGGTTCTATTCAGTGATACTGAACAGTTCTTGATTGCTGGTAACGATGACATTCTCAGCCCTAAAACTGTTAGGATTACTGAGTTGTCAAGTTATGAGTGTGATGTTGATGTAGAGGCTGTATCTCTTGGTACAAGCCTGGCATTCATCTCTAAGACTCCATTGTACAGCCGTCTGTATGAGATTGGTAGAATCAGCATTAGTGATCCTCCTTTCCTTGTAGAGCAGACTCAATATGTACCTGAGTTGATGCCTCAAACTATTGATTCTATGATTGCTTCACCAGCTTTGTCCCTGATTTCTATGGGTACAGTTGGAAGTAGTGCTGTGTATCAATACAGGTTTATTCAACGAGGGGACCAGCGTGAGGCTAATACATGGTATAGGTGGAACTTGACTGGTACTTTGTTGGACCAGTTCTTTGACATTAGCACCTATTATGCTGTTGTAGCTAATGGTTCTGATGTGTATGTTCAATCCTATGATTTGACTCAAGCCAGTGAAGAAGGATTCCTGACGTTACCGAGCGGTGAAAAAACAGACGTTTGCCTTGATCTTTGGACAATTAACCCTTATCGGGAATATGATCCAGATGGAGACGGCTCTGACATTACTCGTGTCTACCTGCCGTATGATGAAGTAGCTAGTGGAACACTTTCAGTGGTCGTGCTGGGTAGCTACATAGGGGCTGCACAAGAGCTTACCAGTGCATCAGTAGGGTCAATACTTTACCCCACCGTAGATGGTGCTACAGGTGCCTATTACGTTGATATTGATGGCGACTATCGTGGCCGTGATCTGATCACTGGTTACATTTATAACTTGGAACTTGATCTTCCTAAGTTCTTTGTTACTAGAGCAGATGGACAGTCGGTTGTGTCTGACTTTACTTCTGATCTTATTATTCATCGAATTAAAGTTTCAACAGGATTGAGCGGTCCAGTTAAGTATCAGATTAACATTACTGGTCGTCCAGAATGGAGTAACACAATTGAAGCTGTTACCCCGTATGTGTACGATCTGAACAACGTTAACTTGTCTTCTACTGCTGTTCATACTGTACCTATCTATCAACGTAACGATAACCTTTCCGTAAAGATTATTGGTGATTCACCATTACCGGTTACACTACTTAGTTTGAATTGGGAAGGTAAGTACAACACAGGTTTCTATAGACGCACCTAATGACTACATCCACCCGTGGTTTTACCTTTAAACCTGCCACTATTGATGACGTACCTGAACTGACTAGCCAAATGCTAACCAGAGGGTTGCAAGATTTTGAAAGGGTTGGTGAACATCCAATCCTTTCATTAGCTTTGTATGTCAACGAAGACGACTCCTATCTTTTCTATGGACCTGATGGGAGTCTTTATGGTGCTTATGGAGTTACGGAAGATAACTTCTTTTGGGTACAAATGACAAACAAAGTAAAAGATAATCCACTGACAGCGGTTAGGTTTGGTAAAGCTTTAATAGAGCGTATCAACCGTCCGTTTTTGTGGTCAATAATTGATATTGAAAATACTGAACTTATTAACTTTGTAAGGTATTTAGGTTTTAAGGTTCTACGGGTGTTTCCTGATGGACCTGATAATGTTTACTCTATAGAGATTGTACGATTATGCTAATCGGTGAAGGTATGGCTCTAGCCCAATTCGGGCTAGGCATCGGTCAAATGCTTTTGGGCAATAAAGCTCAAGAACAAGAAGCGTATAACCGAGCCTATCAAACTTCTTATCAAAACATCCTGCAGAATCGCATGGTGGGGATGAGAAATGAGCGGCGACGGGAGATGTTTCAAACGAAGCTTGACATGGTTCGGGATCAAATCTCGAACAATGCTGAAGCAGCTCAAGCATCTTATGTGGCTGAACAGTATCGACTAAATGATCTTTACGATCAGTCTGCATTTAAACAACAAGAAATGCTGCAACGTTTGGTTGAAGCTCAAGGTACCTTTGCTGCTCGTGAAGTGTACGGTAAGTCGGCTAAACGCGGTGCAGCTGCAGCAACACTGGGAGCCTACGGGCGTACCCAAGCTAGCCTTGCTGCTCAACTAATTAGTGAGCAAGGTCAATCTGAACGTAACTTGTCAGCTATTGAACGTCAAGTTCGAGCAGCTAATCAACAAGCTATGGCTTCTGTCGCAGTTCTCCCTGAAATGGAGACTACTGCTCCTATGCCTAGCTTTGGTAGTTCTGCTCCTGGCGGGCTGAGTACTGCTCTGCAAATTGGCGGATTGGCTATGGGTGCTTTCCAAACTGGTTTTGGTATGACCCCTAAAGGTGGTTCATTCTTAGGAATTAAAAAAGGTTAACAAATGGCAGAGTTTCAAGAAGAGCAGTTGTTTCGAGGAGCAGCGCAAGGCCAAGGTTTTGCAACTACTCAAGCTCCCGACATAACTCCGTTCCTACGGGAAAACATGGAGATCGCTGACCGTAACTATGCTCGCATGGTTTCGGTTAAAAAAGCAGATCAAGAATCTCAAGTCCTTAAAACTCAAGAGCTGTATAAAGCCCTTGGAGTTTTTTCTTCTCAAGCTTTAGAAGTTGCTTCTACTATTGGCAAAGCATATATCGACTCTCAAGTTATTGAGGGTAAGAATAAGATGCGGAGCTATGGTCAAGCGCAGAACTATGGTGTCTCTGTTCAAGGACAACAAGAGTATGATGCAACCAAGCAAAACATTCAGCAAAATACTGTTAAGTTGAATGAAGATGCTAACAAGCTTTCTAAACAGGGTGCTCCCCTAGAAGCTGTTAACTACATCAAAAGTTTGGGTGCTTATGAGCAGATCGGCGCTATTGAGTATTATCTTACTCAAAAGGGTGCTGAATATAAAACTGCTAAAGATGAGTTTATGTCTAGCACTACGCATGTACTGCGTGATGCTGATGATAAAGAATTTACTCCAAGTCAAATTGATGACAACCCTGTAAGGCACGCTATTGCTACTCGGGAGTTTGGACTTTTTTATCTTGCCAACAATGTTGGTATTGGTAAAGATTTTAATCCAAACAATGCTGTCATGCATCTTCTGTACAAGCCTATGGATGATGTTGACTCAGCAGATATGACTGTTGTACGCAACAGGAAAGCATATAACGATGCTCAGATTATTCTGAAGAATGCTGAAGAAGCCTTTGCTGTTAATAAAGATTTGAACCTGCTTATTTCTGTCGCCAATGGTTTACCTGATGAGAAAAACATCAGGAGATCTAATGCAGGTGCACTTGAATATGCGTTTGGTCATCTTCTTGATCTTTACAGGCAAAATCAAACTCCTGAAAAAAAGCTAGAAATTCGTAGACTTTTAGCTGCTACAAAAGTATCTGCTTCTATTGATTCTAAGCAACGGTCTTTTGCAGAGTTCTATGCTCCAAGAGCTAAAGCTCTAGAAGATGGTATGCTGCAACTTGATGTTAGAAAGAATCAAGAAAAGAAATTTGAGCAATCTCTTATCAAAGATCAGCTTGATGTTCAACTTTCTAACTTCATTCAGAATGAGTGGGATGGTACTCCTGATTCGCTCAAAGTAGCTGTGATGGAGATGAACAAAGTTGCTAACAAAAATGGCATCTTTGATTATCGTGGTGATGTTGCCAGTCCTTATTTGGCTGAAGCAACTGAAAAACAGAACCGAGATACGTGGATTCAGCTTTTAACTCAAGCTGAAAAGAACCGTACGTTAAGCACTTCTGATTTGACAAACTCTGCTATCCCTGCTGATGTTCGCAAAGCATTCATGGGTAGAGCAGCTGAACAGGATGCTATCCGTGCTCGTACCCCTTCTGAGGAGGATACTGAAAAGGATCTTAAAACTGCCCTTAAAACAGCCCTTGGTGATGCTAGCCTGGATGCAAACTATCTCGGTTTGAATGCAGCTACCTTTACTGCTATGCGGATCTACCGTCAAAAAGTAGCACAAAACTATGCTGCATTGGGAGCTGAAGATGCACATGACAAAGCTGTACAAGAAACCACTGCTATGATTCTTAAAGGTGAAGGTATGTTTACCAGAGCCGATTGGAAGGATCGTAAAGCTGGTGAAGCTCCTGTTACCTACTGGCCTAGGTTTACACCTACTACGACTATTAAGCAAGGTAAGACGTACAACAAAGAAAATGTTAAGCAGGCATACCAAAAGGATAACTCTATCATTGATAGGATTCCTCTTGTTCCTGTGCCTACTCTAGAAAACGTAGCTGCTCAAATTCGGGCAGGTGCACCGGTTGACATGCCTGGTATCTATCGGGAACTCGGCGGTAACCCTACTGAGCTTCTGAACCGTAACTTGGCTGCGATTAACCGTAATGAACGGATGATCGCTACCCCAGCAGATGTGATTGCTACGAAAACTTCTAGTCCTAGTGTTCGTCGTCTTGCTCAAAAAGCTCAAACTTTGTTTGATCAACAACGGGTTTATGCAGCTGAAACCGGTGCAGTTACTGACCCTAAACTAATGAACCCTGCTGTTATTAACTACCGTAATAACCCTAATCAAACAGTTAATCCTACCAGTAAAACCTTGACTTATAGCGGCAACAAAGCTGCTTATAAAGCTGTAGGCACTGCTCTGCAAGGTCTTGGATTTAGAGTTGCTGAACACCCCGATTTTGGAGGTGTTGTTCCTGGAGTTCATAGTGCTAAAGGTTATCACCCCCACGGTGAAGCTTTTGATGTGACTCATCATATTGGTAGTTATGAAAACTCTGTAGCTAAAACGAGACAACTTAAAGAGAAGATTCGTGCTATGGGACTGTTTAGAGAAATCATTGGTCCTGGAGACGGAGATTCGCGTCACACCGATCACCTTCATTTAGGTGGCCTTGTGCGCCCTATTACTAAAAAGGACATTGAAACATTGACCAAGATTTTTAGAGGTGCAAGGTAATGCCTGAAAATCAATATGTAGATCCTATAGCCCAACACGCTGATCTATTCGATGAGCTTGTTGATGAACGTAAATCCTACGTTAATTATCAGGCAGAACAACAAACTAAACCCCCTCAGCCGTCTAAACCTCCAGCACCTGCTCCTCAAGATACTGTTACTCTTAACGGTGTTACCTACAAGAAGGAGCACCTAAACTATCTTAATGGAAAACCGTTTGTTAAACCTGAGTACAAGAGTCTGTACAGCAGTGGTTTTATTTACGGCAGTCAAACCCCAGGTAAAACTCTCGGTGAAGAAGTAGGAAATCATTTCTCTACGATGCTTCAAAAGCTGGCTGCCCCTGGTATGGGTCTGATTGACTTTGGTGTAGATGCTGCTACCTCAGTTGCTAATCGTCTTGGCATTAACGCTGAAAGCATCAACCGTCAATGGGACAACATTTCACGGTTTGAATCTTCTGGCGCACAAAAGCTTCGGAAGTTTTCTTCTGTTGTACTTCCTTCCATGGTAGGCGCAGGTATGGTCGGTAGGGCATTAAGTGGGACTAAACTCCCATTCATGGCTAAGGCAGCAGTTGGTGCAGCCGGTGTTGCCGGTACAGATGTAGCTATCATTTCTGTTAGTGATGAAGGTCTTGAGCAAGATAGTTTGCTTGGTAACCTTGGTAAAACCTTCCCTGATGTTTTTGGGAATGGTGGTATTATGCCAATGCCTACTTGGACACAACACCAAGATGGGGATTCACCAGCTAAAACGAAACTGATCAATAAGCTTGATGCTGCTGGCACAAGTGTTATTGGTGACATAATTGGTCTTGGTTTGAGTTTTGGTAAGCCTGCTCTAAACTGGTTTATCCCTAAAAACTCTGCCGCTCAATCTTATAAAGCTACTCAAGTTATTAAGGCTGATCCTGAAACTGCTATTCGTATTGCTGAGATTGATCAAGCTCTTGCTACTCAACCCAGCCGTGCAAATGCCAAAGTTCTTAATGAAGAGCGTGAACGCCTGATTGCTCAATTGCAAGATACTGGAGCTTCAGAAGTAACTACTAAGTCTGATGCTGAACGCTACATTGAAGTTGCAGAAGGATCTAGGCGTACTCAAATTGATGAAGAGGCTATCCTTAAATTGGAAGCTGATCCTCAAACCTTTGGGCAATATGTTCCTGAGATTACTCCTGGTCTTGCTAGTCCTGGTGAATTAGCACGTCAAACGTTTCAACCCGGCAACATTGCACGCAACATGGCAGATACTGCTGCTATTAAGATGGGTGCAACCCTTGGGGATCCTGCTCCTATCTTGTCTGGTCCTATGCTTAAGCGTGGTTTGGTCCTTGGTCAATCCCGTAAAGCAGTGATGGGTCTGGCAGAAGCTGCTCGTCAAGCTGGTGATTTTGATGCTGTTGTAGACGGTTTCAGAATGACTGGCAAACAGATGCGTGAAGCTCATGCTAAAATCTATGCCGACATTATTCGTGCAGGTGATGTAGAGGAAGTTAAGCGTTTGTTTGCTGATGATCGTAACGTAGCTACTCTTATTGATGGTACTAAAGTTAAGTACCTCAGTGATCCTCAAAACCTTCAAGCAGAACTGGCTATCAGAGATCTGGTAGACATGTACCTTGGGCGTAACGTCATGGAGACAAGTGCTCGTGTGATGGATACCCTTGGGCGTGAAATCAATACGATTGCTCAAGCTCAAAAAGAGTTTGAAGATCTTGTTGACAATGATCGTATTCAAGAAGTTATTCTTGATAAGCTTGAGTTCTTGATGCAAGAGCATGGTCTTAACAAGTACATTTCTGGTTGGCAGCTGCAAAACAAGAGTTGGTTTGATCGTCTTACCAAATCTAATAACCCTGGTGAGCTCACTGAACTTATCAATGATGAGTTTACTCAAGCAGTAAATGCTAAACATGCAAGTGTTAAACGGTTTGTGGGTGAACTTAAACAGCTTGGACAAGATAACCCTGAAATGGTTAAGCCGTTGTTTGAAGCATTTAGCCAAAGCAATGGTGATGTTGATACTATTCAGAAGTTGTACAAGTGGGCAGAAACTCAAATGTCTCCTATGGGGATGTTGTTGAGTGCTGATCCACGTAAGATGAACCTGTTTGCTCGTACCCTTTGGGGTGTTGCCATGAACAATGTTCTGTCTATGACTTCTACTTTGAATGCTATTAAAGGTAACCTTTCTAAAACCATCTTGCAACCTATTGAAGGTTTTATTGGTCATGGCATTGAAGCTGTCATTGCTCGTGATATAGAGCCTATCAAACGGGCTATGTATTATTATGGTGGTGTACAGGAAACCCAAAAGCGTGCATTGTCTGATGCCATTACTCGCATTAAACGTGTTAACCACGATTATGACTTTATGATGAGTCAGATCCGTGATGATTACCGTATTGATGCTGATAAAGAGTGGGATCTCCTTGATGCTGTAGCTAATCAATGGAAGAAGGACGGTAACACCGGTAAAATGTACCAGTATCAATGGCTCAAGGCTAGCCAAGCATACTCCCGTATGGCATGGGCAAGGAGCGCCATGACTGGTATGAGTGGTGTTGATGCCTACACTGACACTATTCAAGCTACTCAACTATCACGTCTTCGTGCTTACGATGAGGTGTTTAGTGGAGCAGGTGAAATTACTCCTGAGCTTCTTGCTAAGGCTGAGAAAAAGCACTACAGCACTATGTTTAATGCTGATGGTGTTCTGTCAGATGAAGCTGCTAAGAATGCATCTGGAGAAGTTTCCCTGAACCTTGATGATGGTGTTGCTAGTTTTATCAACCAAGCTGTTACTGCGGTTCCTGCAGCTAAAATGTTCTTCATGTTCCCGAAGACTGCTGCTAACGAAATCAAACAGAACCTTTCTTACACTCCAATTGCTGTGATCCCTGGCATGAACAAGTACGCTAAAGTACTTAATGCTGGTGATGATATTGACTTGATTAAAGAAGCTTTGGCAGAGCATGGTATCAAGAGTTTTGAATCCACGCCTAATGCCATGGCTATCTACTCTAAGCTCAAAAATGAGTACATTGGTCGTGTGGTGATGGGGACCAGTGCAGGTATCCTGGCTTATGGATATGCAGCTGCTGGTAACATCCGTGGTAACGGTCCTGTTAACGCAGCAGAGCGTCAAAAACTTCGTGATAACTACGGCTGGGAGCCTAAGACCATTAACATTGGTGGTAAATGGGTAAGCTTTAAAGGCATCCCTATGGTTGACACTATTCTTACTTTGGTGGGTGACCTTGCTTTCTATCAAAATGATATTGGTGAAAGCGTAGCCGAGAATATCGTTGATAAACTTGGTTGGACCTTGGCTGCTACCTTTACCAACAACACTCCTCTTCACGGTATTGAGCCGTTGATTGCTGCTATGAATGGTGACGAAGCATCTTGGAGTCGTTTGACTGCTAACATGGTTCGTACTTTTATTCCTCAATCTGGTAACCTTGGTATTGTTAGCAATGCCATTACCTCGTCTCAGAAGGATATTTATAACGACATGATTGGATACATTAAGAACCGTATTCCTATTGCGTCTAGTACTCTTCCTGAGCAAATTGATTTCTGGACTGGTTCCGCTCTTAAGGACATTGAAAACCCATTTTTACGTGCATTGAATGCAGCAAGTCCTATCAAGGTTAGCGAAGGTGCAGAACCTTGGCGTAAGTGGCTGCTTAGTACTGGTTATGACGGCATCAGCCGCCTGACTACTTCTTCAGAAGGTGGGTACGAATATGATGCTGAAACTCGTGAACGTCTTGGTCGTCTGATTGGTGAGCAAAAGCTCTACAAGAAGATTGAAAAACTGATGACCAAAGAACGGTTTAACGACGAATTAGCACAGGTTCGTGCATTGCGTCAATCTGGCGCTACCTACGATGAAGTAAAAATTAAAACCGAAGAGCTGACTGTTTACAGAGAGCTTGATCGGATCGTTTCTGAAGCCAAAAAGATAGCTGAAGCACGACTGTTTGAGGAACGTCCTGAGATTCCTGAAGCTGTTTATGGCCAACGTCAAACCGATATCCTTATGGGTCGGGGTGACGTTAGAAGTGCTAAAGAATCTGCTGATCTTACTGATCAACGTGTTCAAGAACTGCTTAAGCGTAAAAACCGTTAATCCACCCATTCCCAATTACCTACTAGCGTAATGGCTGTAACTGAAAATTTTTATACCGGGAATGGATCTACCACATCCTTCTCGCTTACATTTGAATACTTAGAGGAAGACGACGTTAAGGTAACACTTGATGAAGTCATTACAACTGCATATTCTTTTGCCAACGCTACAACGATCCTGTTTAATACTGCTCCTGCTAATGGAGTAGCAATCAGGATCTATCGGGACACGGATGTTGATGATCTGAAGAGCACGTTCTTTGCGGGCTCTTCTATCCGTGCTCAGGATCTCAATAATAACTTCTTGCAGAACAACTTTGCTGTTCAAGAAATCAAGAATTACACTTGGGATAATGAAACCCAAACCATCCATAGTGACGAAGCGTGGGTTAGCTCTGATACTCAGATTGCTACCACCGCTGCTATGGATGCGCGGTTCCAAGATGAAGCAACTGAAACGATTGAAAGTACTGAGACGTGGGTTAGCGATGATGATCGTGTTCCCACTACTCTTGCTTCCGATAACCGAGTAGATAGCAAGATTGATGCTGCTATCACTGGTGACATTGCAACTGATGGCACGGGTATCACCGTAACTGATGATGGTGATGGAACTATTACCCTTGGTTTGAGCAACATTGATCTTGACCGGATCAAAGCTGACGACATTATTACTCTTGCTGAGCAGAATGCTGGTTCCCCTGCTCCTGCAGATAGCAACATCTTTACTTCAAGTGCTGCTGCACGTCGTTTTGATACTCTTGTTCAAACTGGGACTCCTACTGGTTCTAACTGGGAAGTTGGTAAGACCTGGCTTCAGAATGATGCCAACCTGACCCTTTCTGTTTGGAATGGTTCTAACTGGTTGGGTATTGCTTCGGGTGGTACATTTACTAACCAACCTCAAGTTGTTTATGTGGATGCTAATGCAGGTGATGACAACAACGATGGTCACCGTATTAGCCGTCCTAAGGCTACCATTAAAGGAGCTA